ACACCGTGTCCGCCTCTCGCACCATCCAGTCGTGATCTAGGAGAACAACACACATGGCCATCACTCTCGGCAAGGCCGGCGCCGCTCCTCCGGTCGGCACGAACGTAATCACCGCGTCTTTCACGGAAGAGTGCGAGACGATCGACGTGTCCAATCGGGACAACGTCGGCGGGGCATCTGGCGTGCCAGGGTATCGGGCGTTTGTGGCCGGCTTCACCAGCCGCACGTGGGAGATCGAGTGTCACGACCCCACCGGTTTGGCGGCCTCGCTGATCGACAATACCGGTCCGTGGGAGGTGATGTCGGTCACGGAGAACATCGGCGTCGATGGAGCGGTGACTTTCACCGTGACAGCGCGGGAGCTCTGATCCCGTGGCAATCACGCTCGGCAAGGACTGTGCCATCACGGTCGGGGACGCCATCGTTTCTGCCCGCAGCGTGACGCTGGACTACTCCGTCCGCACGATCGACGTGGAGCCTTTCGGCTCCCGCGTGGACGCTGTCTACCCGGTGGCTTACACCGGCACGGTGACGGTTGAGTTCAACGACTCAGCCGACCTGGCGGGCATCTACGACGCGATCGTGGAAGGCAGCGAAATCACGGTCACCGGCGGTGCCGGCGACTGGGAGTTCCCGGCTGTTGTCACCAGGGCCAGCGAATCCGATCCGATTGACGGGGTGGCTACGTTCAGTTTGGAAGCACGGATGACGCTGCAAAACTTGAGAGGATGACATGCGAGAGTTTCGGGACGATCAGGGCCGCCCGTGGATCGTGGCGCTGACGGTCGCGTCAGCGGAACGCGTCCGCGGCCTGGTGACGGTTGACGTTACGGATGACGTTGAGCAGCCGGACGGCAGCACGAAACGCCAGACGCGTTCCGTGCCGTTCGACATGATCGACGCGTCAAACATCGCGCAGACGCTTGAGGTGCTCCGCAGCAACTACGGTCGCGTTGGCGAAGTTCTCTACGCTCTCTGCCGCAAGCAGGCAGACGACAAGAGCATCGACCGCGAGTCGTTTCTTGACGGTTTGCGAGGCGACGCTATCGAAGCCGGCATTAAGGCCATTGAAGGAGAACTCACCGATTTTTTCCCCCTGCGCCTGCGGCGGATGATCGCACTGCTAGTCGATCGGACAAACGAGCTCGCGTCAGAGCTGATGTCGCAGGCGGAAGAGAATCTGAAGCAGGTGACGGTCAAAGGCGTTCTGTCTGGCAACTCGTCTGGGAATGCGCCGGAATCCTCGGCGTCCATCCAGGCGAGTGGACACTCCGACAACTCCTCATCGCTCGCGACTCCCGCCTAGAGATGGATTGGTGGCACACCGCCAATCTTCTCTGCCAGCAGGCGAACCAAAACAGGCCGCCACACACGCCGACGAAAGACCCGCGGCAATACAACCCGTTCGCCCCCAAGGCAAAGCCACGGCAGGCAACGCCCGAAGAAATCCAAAAGCTGCTCGGCCCGAAGTGGCATGAGGTGGACACGCGATGAGTGCCAGTAGGGTCAAAGCCGGCGGCGTGTTCGTGGAGATTGGCGCCGATCCACGCGCATTCTTCGCGGCCCTCAACAAGATCAATCGCCGCGTCAACGAAGTCGGCCGGTCGATCACCGCAGCCGGATCGAAGATCGCCGGGCTTGGTATCGGTGGCATGGTGCCGTTTGCGGCGGCCGTGCGATCTGGTGCGGAGTACGAAACCACGCTCCTGTCCATCCAGGCGTCGGCCGGTGCGACGCAGCAGCAGTTGCAAGCACTGCGGGCGGCATCAGCGGAGATGTCTGCGGCCATGGGCGTCGGGCCGCAGCAGATCGCTAGCTCGTTCCTCGAGCTGCTCAAGGCCGGCATGAGCGTGGAAGACGTGCTCAACGGTGCCGGCCAGGCTGCCATTGAGTTTGCTGCCGTCGGAAAAATGGAAGTGGCAGATGCGGCCGTTGTCATGGCCGATGCCATGAACGTGTTCAACGTCGATGCCGCCAAAGCCGCCAACTCAATCTCGGCAGCGGCCGATGCCTCGAGCACGTCCATTGAGCTGATGTCGCAGTCGTTCGCGCAGGTGTCGGCGGTCGCGGCTCTGGCGAACCAGTCAATCGACGATACGTCGGCTGCCCTTGCCATCCTCGCCAATGCAGGGGTTAAGGGGTCAGACGCCGGCACGTCGCTCAAGACGATGCTGCTGCGGCTCATGGCCCCGGCTGACGAGGCCGTTGGCGCCCTCACGCAAATCGGCCTGTCGGTCTCCAGTTTTCGCAACGCCGATGGCTCGGTAAAGCCGCTGGTGGAAATCGTCCGCACGCTGAATGGCGCACTCGGAGACATGGATCAGGCGGCGAAGGACGATATCTTCCGTCGCATCTTCGGGTCTGACGCCATCCGTGCCGCGGCGATCCTGACAAGCACGGGCACCGAAGGATTCGCGTCAATGGCGACGGCCATGGCTGACGCCATGCCGGTCGGCGACAAGTTCCGGGTGCTGATGTCAGGTCTGGCCGGCTCCGGTGCAACCGTGGTGGCGGCTCTGCAGCGTGCGGCCCTGGCCGTGACTGATGCCGTTGGCCCGGCGCTTCTTGGCATGGGAAAGAGCCTGGTTGAGGTCATCGACGGGCTTACTACCTTTGCCACCAAGAACGCCGACGTTGTCGCCAAAGTTGCCAAGGCAGCGGCAGCCGCAATCGTTGCCGGGAGTGCTTTGACGGGGCTAGGGCTGTCAATCCAGGTTACATCGTTCGCATTTGGCGGATTACTCAAGGCCGCCGTCCTCGTTCTGTCGCCGCTGACTGCTGCGACGAAGGCGGCCGTGCTTGTCGGCGGTGCGTTCGCAAGGGTATCCGGCACGCTTAGTGCATTTGCGACTAAAGCATTGGCGCCTGTGTTGTTGTTTGCAACGCAATCCGGCGTCTCGCTGGCACGGGCAAGCGCGGGATTCGGTGAAATGGCGGTGTCCGCAATTGCGTCCGCCGGGCGTGTTTCGTCTGCGATGGCTGGGACGGCGTTGTCTGGAGTTCTCCAATTTGTGCGACTTGGGATTGCCGGCCTCGCACAATACGGCGCCAAATCCACGGCTATCATCGCACTGGCCGCTGCTCAATCCGGCTCAATGGCAGTAGCCCAGGCTGCGGCGACCGTGTCGGTGGTTTCTGCCACCGTGGCTCGTGCCGCCGAAGGCAACATGCAGGCGGCTGCCGTTGGCGTAAAGGCCTTTCGTCAACTTGGCATAGCCGGTACGACACAAGCTCTGGTGGCGTCGCAGGCGATGGGCCGTCTTGGCACCAACGGCACTCAGGCACTCGCGAGGCTGGGCACTTCAGGAACGCAATCGCTGGCCCGTATTGGCACGACCGCATTGACGGTGTCTAGTGCCTCCACGACGGCACTTTCTCGGGTGTCTGGCTCGCTGGCAACGGTTGCGTCGGCTGGCGTGTTGTCGCTCGCCAGAGTGTCGACTGCTGGAGAGCTTGCGTCTGCAAGCATGGGCGGCATTTCGACGGCTGTGCGGCAGACTGTCCGCGTTACCGTGACTGGATTTCGCTCCGCGTCGCAGGCCGCTGCAGCATCGTCAGCAAAGGCCGGGCAACTGGTTGTCTCGTCGGCAGGATCCGCGCTTAGGTCGGCCACTGCGTTCTCTCTTGCGTCAGTTGTGGCGTTCACCAAGTCGGCTGTTGCAGCCGTCGCATCCGCAGCCACTTCTACTGCGGCTTGGGTGGCAGGCTTTGCCAGAATGACGGCAGCGGCGGCAATTTCCGGAGTGGCGATGGCCGCCGCTTTTGTCGCCCCGTTCGCGGCAATTGCCTTGGCGATCGCCGGAGCCGGCGCTCTTGTCTACGCTTTCCGAGACCAAATCCGCACAGCGTTCTCAGGTGTCGGCGATCTCGTTGGCCAGGCCGCCGCATCGATTGGCAGCGGTTTCACGACCGCCGTGGCAGACGCGCAGGTGGTTTTCGGCGACTTATACACATCGGCTCGAACAGCCTTCTCCGGAATCTACGCCGCCATTGCAGAGGGTGACCTAGCCGGTGCCATGGACGTGCTGTGGCTTGGTCTGCAAGCCGGGTGGCTCCGCGGCGTCGAGGCTCTCATGGGTGCCGTGGATCCGTGGGTGTCGATGATGCAAAACACGTTCGACGTGCTTGCCGCGTCCGTGCTCACCATCTGGGACGGCATGCTAGGCCAAATGTCTGCCATGTGGGACGGGATGGAATCCCGCGTCCGCAAGGGCTTCAACTTCCTGAATGCTGCGTTTCAGGGTGCCGATGAGACGGCCCGGAATGACATCGCCATCGACAAGGAAATGCGGCAGCGAGCGACTGATCGGGAGAAGGCAGCGAAGCCAGACTACGCAGGGGCTGCGGAAGCGTCGATTGCCAACCGTGAAGATCGCAATCGTTCACGAGCAGCAAGCCGTCGGCGGGACACGGCCAACGCACAAGACACGCTGACCAGCACTGTCCGCGGCAAGCGCGAGGCGAAGGTGCAGGGCGACCAGTTCGCCCGCCTGTTTGATGATATCAAGAAGGCCACGACGCTTGATCAACTGCGGAACGCATACGGTGAGTTTGACGCG